CTGGCAAACCTTGGGGTCAAGCATGAAACTTGAATTAGAAGTCAATGAAGTGCAATTCATTTTGCAAGCTCTTGGTCAATTACCATCATCTAGTGGTGTGTGGCCATTGCTAGTCAAAATTAAAGAGCAAGCCGAAACTCAACTTCCTAAAGACGCGGAGTAATCATGGATGAAGTGACCCACAAGCAAATCTATGACAGGCTCGTTGAAGTCGAAACTAAGGTAGATAGCATAGACAAAAACACTAAAGGGCTTGTAGAGGCGTTTGATGCGCTTCAAGGGGCTTTTAAAGTGCTTGGGTGGGTTGCTTCAGCCGCTAAACCTATTCTTTGGATTGGCGGGTTAGTGATGGCGGCTGGTGCTGTTTGGCAGACTTGGATTAAAAAGTAATGGCCAATGTAAAGCAACAACTGGATATGCCTCCAGTTCCTAATTTAGGAACTTCTGGTGTTGCTTACTCTCAAGAAGTCCAAAACCAAAATAATGGATCTTTAAGGACTTTTTTTATTAAATTAGTTAATGCCGTCCAAGCTTTAACTTCCAATAGTGGTGGAAAGTACATCAACTTTCCTTATGGCGCTTTTCAAGACTCAACAGACCAAACTGCCGCCAATACAACAACCGCTTATGCCATTACTTTTAATACAACTGACTATACAAATGGAGTTACGTTATCAAATAGTTCAAGGCTAAATGTTACAAATTCTGGCTTGTATAACGTCCAGTTTTCTATCCAGTTTACAAATACGACAAATGCTTCGCAAGATGTGGATGTTTGGTTTCGGATCAATGGTACAAATGCGGCTAATTCAAACAGCAGATTTGGCTTTGCACCAAGAAAAGGTGTTGGTGATCCATTTCATACCATTGCCGCAATGAATTATTTCATAAACTTAAATGCAAATGACTATATTGAGATAATGTGCCGACCAACTGATGTCGGTGTCAATATTGAGCAATACCCTGCTGGAACATCCCCCACACGGCCAGCAGTACCCTCTGTAATCGCTACAATTACATTTGTGTCTAATCTGACAAACTAAAATATGGCCTACATTCCACTACAAATTCCTCCAGGCGTCTTTAAAAATGGTACTGAGTATCAATCTAAAGGACGCTGGAATGGATCAAATCTTGTTCGGTGGTTTGAGGGAACAATTCGTCCTGTAGGTGGATGGAGAAAAAGAACTGCAACGCAATTGTCTGGTAAAGCCAGAGGATTGATGAACTGGCGTGATAACTCTAACAATCGAAGAATTGCCATTGGGACTCACACTAACTTATATTCTCTTAGTGAGAGTAATACTTTAACCGACATTACACCAGCTAGTTTTACGACTGGTGATGCTAATGCTGTATTGAAGATTGGTTATGGTTATGGCGCTTATGGTGAGTCTGCTTATGGCGTTGCTAGACCAGATTTGGGTTCTGTCACCCCAGCCACTACATGGTCAATGGATACATGGGGTGAGTATTTAGTTGCTTGCTCATCAAAAGATGGTAAGTTACTTGAATGGCAGTTAAATGTTGCTAATGATGCCGTGGCAATTACTAACGCACCTACAAGCTGTACTGGTTTAATTGTTACCCAAGAGAGATTTTTATTTGCTTTGGGTGCAAGTGGTAATCCCCGTAAGGTTCAGTGGTCGGATCAAGAAAACAATACTGTGTGGACTCCAGCAGTAACTAACCAAGCTGGTGATTTTGAACTGACAACAACTGGATCTATCCAATGTGCCAAGAGAATTCGTGGAACAACCATTCTGTTTACAGATGTTGATGTTCATACCGCAACTTATATTGGCCCCCCATATATCTATAGTTTTGACAGAGTAGGAACTGGATGTGGAGTTATCTCCAAACAGGCTGTTGCCGCTACTGACAATGCTTGTATATGGATGTCTGGATCAGGGTTTTGGACGTTTGATGGGTTTGTTAAGCCGCTTACATCTGATGTTTCTGACTATATCTTTACAAATTTAAATACAACACAGTCTTCAAAAGTTTATTGCGTACATAACTCAGCATTTGGAGAGGTTTGGTGGTATTACCCAAGCCAAGCTTCAAATGAGAATGATTCTTATGTAACTTATAACTACAGAGAAAACCATTGGTCTATTGGTACTTTAGATCGCACTTGCGGTACTGACAGAGGTATCTTTAGCAATCCTATATTGGTTTCGTCTGATAGTTATGTTTACGAACATGAAGTTGGATACAACTACGATTCTCAGACTATTTTTGCTGAGTCAGGACCAATTGAGTTAGGTGCTGGTGATAGGGTTATGACTTTGACAAGACTAATTCCTGATGAAAATACTGCTGGCGATGTACGAGCAAGATTCAGCACTAAGTTTTATCCTAATTCAACAGAATATAACTATGGTCCATACACTTTGTCTTCACCAACTTCAGTACGCATTACTGGAAGACAGGTAGCTGTAAAGATTGAGGGCGTCATGCCAACAGATTGGCGCGTTGGTATTATTAGGTTTGATGGCAAGCCTGGTAGCCCAAGATGATTGACTACGAAAAGTACAAAAATAATGGAGAACTTCCATTATGGGCTGTATATTTTCAAAAAGTAGAAAAATTATTAGAACGTGCTTTAGAATACGATAATACGCATAATATGCAAGATGTGGCTGACTGTATTGACAGATGCACCATGCAATTATGGACTGGTGATAACAGCGCAGTAGTCACCCAAGTGCAAGAATTTCCAAGGATGAAAGTTCTGCATATCTATTTGGCCAGTGGTGATTTAAAAGAGTTAGAAACTCTCACCCCCCGTATTCAGAAGTTCGCTGAAGACACGGGATGCCAAAAGATCACTCTAACAGGGCGTAGAGGATGGTCGAGAACTTTTGTTTCTAAATTTAACATGAAGCCAACACACTATTGGCTATCAACGGAGGTGTAATATGTCTGGTGGTTCAAGTCAACAAGTAGCGCAACTAGATCCTGCGCTTCGTGATGCTTATTTGCAAAACGTAAATCAATCACAACTTACTGCAAGCCAGTTAGGTCCTCGCCAATTTGCTGATTACAACATGGATCAGGCTAGAGCGGCGAATTTAACCCGTGATTTTGCAAATCCTGATAATGCAATTTTTCAGGGTATTGGCGCTTCATTTGATGTTGCTAATAGAGCGGCAAACTATCAACCTCAGAATGTAGAAGCAACTGCATTTCGTGGTGCTAGAGTGGCTCCTACTGCTATGGCGGCTCAAACTGGATATAACCCTGCTACTGGTCAAGCGGCTTCTGCTGGTCCTGCGGCCTCTGCTGGCGCTCAAGGATATAACGCCGCTACATTTGGTGGTGCTCAAGCGGCTCCTGCCACACAAGCTCAGGCCACTGGCTATCAATCACTTGGATTTACTGGACAACAAGCTGGACCATCTGCTGTTGCTCAAGGCCAAGGTTATGCATCATTAGGTTTTGGTGGCGCCCAAACTGGTCCTGCCGCCCAAGCAAATGCGGCTCAACTTGCCCGTGATGCTGTTCGTGATGTTAATGCGGCTGGTGTTTCTGGCCAACAAGTAGCATCTACTGCTTTAGGACAGATTGCTCCACAAGCACGACAGAATATTCGTGATATTCAAGCTGGTTCATTCTTGAATCAAAATGTCCAACAATATATGAATCCATATACCCAAGCAGTTACTGAGCAAAGTTTGAATGATTTAAATCGTTCACGACAAATCCAGCAACAACAAAATGCGGCCTCTGCTACAGCGGCAAAGGCTTTTGGTGGTTCAAGACAAGGTGTTGCTGAAGCTGAGACTAATCGTGCATTTGATGAGAATGCGGCTCGTTTGGTTGCCCAACAAAATGCGGCGGCATTCCAAGCGGCTCAACAAGCATCTGAAGCTGACTTGGCGAGGTCTATGCAAGCTCAACAACTTAATCAAGCACAAGATGCCGCTACTACTCAGCAAGCATTGGCATTGTCTGGTCAGTTTGGTTTGGCTAATCAAGATGCAAGCTTACGTGCGGCACTTGCAAATCAAGGTGTTGATGTAACTGCTGGACAGGCTAATCTGCAAGCTCAACAGCAAGCTAATCTTGCTAACCAACAAGCTCTCAATCAGATGGCTCAGTTTAATGTTGGCAATGTTCAACAAGCTGGTCTATCTTCTCAGGCGGCGGCTAATCAGGCGGCACAGTTTGGAGCGCAAGCTGGTAATGTTGCTAATTTGGCAAACCAATCTGCTCAAAATCAGATGGCTCAGTTTAACGCCCAACAGCTTCAGCAAGCGGGTCTTTCTACGCAAGCGGCGGCTAACCAAGCGGCTCAATTTGGTGCTGGCGCTCAAAATACTATTGCCGCTCAAAATGCGGCGGCTCAGAATCAATTGGCACAGTTTAACGCTGGAAATCTTCAGCAAGCTGGGTTAGCTAATGTTGGTGCTATCAACCAAGCTGGTCAATTTGGCGCTCAGGCTGGTAATGTTGCGGCATTACAGAATGCGGCGGCAGGAAACCAGATGGCTCAATTCAACGCTGGCAATCAACAAGCCATTAACTTGGCAAACATGGGTGCATTGAATCAAGCTGGTCAGTTTGGTGCTTCTGCATTTAACCAGGCAGGATTGTCAAACCAAGCGGCCATCAATGCGGCCAATGCTCAACAAGCGGGCTTATATCAACAAGCTGGTTTGGCTAATCAACAAAACTTCTTGCAAGCTAATTTAGCTAACCAACAGGCTGGCTTGGCTGGTAATCAGCAGAACTTGGCGGCGGCTGGTCAGATGGCTAATATTGCTCAGAATGCTCAACAGATGGGCTTTGCTGGCGCCCAACAACTTTCTGGTTTGGGTCAGATGCAACAGCAATATACTCAACAACAGTTGGATGCAATTCGAAATCTGCCTTTGGAACAACAACAAATTATCAACCAAGCTTTGGGACTCAATGTTGGTGGTGGATCTGGTCAAACATCTACATCTACATCGCG